TCACAATAACATTTGATTGTCTGCTCATTTTCCTCAACGGTCATCACATTGAATAGGTAGGTGCGCCCATGGTATCGAAACGAAACCCAAGCACGCTCATTCAAATATTGATAAGCCTTAGATAACGCAGTATCCGATTTAATGGCTTTTTTAAATACAGTGAACTCAAATGTTGAGGATCCTGTCGGTAAATCCCTTGCCCAAGTATCGTCGTAATAATTAAGCGTATTTTGCTTGTCGTTATCAACAAAAGCAACTTTTTGCAAACTTGCATCATGAATTGTTAATAGCATTATAGCCACCTTTCTTCAAATTCAATCGTCACTGTCGGATGTTTTTTGATAAAACTAGAGAAGTACAGCTCTAATTTTGAATTACCTGGGGGGATGGAGAGCCATTGAGAACCATCTACAACCTCGCTTGCTTTTGCAATATCATCAATATAGACTGTATCGTCTTCGCTGTTGATGACAACATTTGAACCAGTCGTAAAACGGTTAGGAATATCTCTTGTCTGCGTAACAAAGTCTTTGCGATAATAAAAACCATCCAGATACATATGAGAAACCATTGGATGATCTCGATATGCCCCTATTGTCACATGGATTCTAGCGGATTTTTTCCCTTTAATTTCTGGAACAATGAAAGTTGAGTAAGAACCACCATAAAAAACTTGGATTCTGTCATCATTACGTTTCAAGTCAGACCATCCTTTGGCCACGCTAAAAGGGTTTCGGTCAGCAGTTGTTGTACCATCAAATCTCCAACGTCCCAAGATACGATAACCACCGTTCCCATCGCTTACAAAAAAGTTGTATTCACAATCAGAACTAAGATTCCGTTTAAAAGTTTCCACTCCATATAAAAACTTACCTGCTGTATCAGATACAGTAATCTTGATGAAACCGTATTGGTTGTTTGCCTCTGCCCAAAAAACTTGTCTCCACCACAAATAGTCATCAAGAGACCCTGTCGTTTTAGCGCTATTAGCTGGGATATCCCATGACAAGCTAGTTGCGTAGTTGTGTAATTTGGTTTCTCCTCGCAAATCTTTCAATCGAATATGTGAGCGATCCCAGAGATTCAACATCTCAGCTGTTCCGACTACATATTCTGTGTTATCGTTTGTAACAGCTTGATTTTTTAATGCTTGAATAAAACCATTTGAGATTTTATTATCTCGATAGTTAAGCAGCACTTCTGATTTTTGGGATGGCTCAGTAAAAGCATCTTCGCTATTTCCCATCTCGAAAGAACCTGTGTTATTCACTAGACCAATATAACCGTTATCCGCATTGTGCTTAACTTTAACAATTGGATTCGCTGGAACTGTTCCAGCATTGGCCAAATCAAATACCATTTTATTTCCTGTTACAGTAGCGTTAGCGATGCTATCAAACTTCTTGTAAGCAATGCTGTGAGCCACCCCATCAGGAATGACAAGCTTAAACTCCGAGCGTTGAAACCATCTTGTCAAGTTTTCTGGGGTGATTTCATCCACTGGTAACCCCATATAATACTTGTCTGGCTCATCGCCATAAACAACTTTTACAGGCTCTAGCACGTTCAAAACGCCAGCTAATTCATGTTTAAGGCGTTCAAGAGCCTCCCCATCACGCTCAATCATGTCAAACTTGATAGTGTGCTCCTTTTTACCACGCTTCACTTGTTGGATGTTTACGCCCAAAGAGGGGGCGTTATCAAATGTAACGCTCCTCTCATTTCCGATAGGGCGAATAATATCCTTGATTTTGATGAAGCGCGATATATCAACGCCGTTAAAAACCATCGTTTTCGTCATTCAAGAATACCTCTCATTCTATTTTCCCGTCTAAGTTGCTCTGACTGATATTTAGCGAATTTATCGCCTGTTTTAGCGACTAATGTACCATCGTTTAAGTACATTTCATTTGGTCGTCTAACCGCCATCTCAGCTACATCTAGAGCTTTTTCGAGTAGTTCACTAGACTTGTCCATAGTAACTTTGATTTTTTCAGCTATTGTCTGCTTACTACTTTGTTTAACAGTCACTTGAGCACCTAGTTTCTTGTTTAAACCAAGTGCAATTTCTGGTCTAGCATCAATCATCATGCTTTCTTTCAATCGCAACATAGATTTTTTAACAATACCAGCATCCGCATCAATACCAACAGCGATACCTTGAGGAATGAAACGTCCAACTTCATCACGCATTACACGGGATGGACTGTGAATATCAAGAGCGTTTTTGATTGTTGACTTCACACGGTCAGCAATGCTCTGTGCTGTTGCCATAACCGAACCAGAAGCACTCCAAAGCCCCATATTAAGACCCGACATAGCAAACTGCCCGATTGAGTAAAAGTCGCTATTAAGACTATAAAATGGCGTTTTAAGACTATTTGAAAGGTTAGTCACGGATGCTACGGGTTGCCCTGCCCCAGAATCTACCCCTTGAGCTAAACCAGTAGTAATGAAACCTCCATACTCGTTAAATACACGAGATGGCGAATTGATATCCATTTCACTTGTAAAGGATTCTTTTATATCATTGGCCATGTTTTTAGAAGATTCTCCAGCGGTAGAAGCACCTTGTTCTATCCCTTGACTGATACCATTTGGGATTTCTTGGCCGAGACTAGAAAAGTCTGCAGCTGCAATCTCAGCCTGCAAACTAGATGCTTGTCCTTGTACAAGGGCTTGAATCTTTTCTGTTATACCTAATGCACCTGTATCCATGCCAGCAGTCAAACCATTCATAGCTGACTCACCACCTTGATTAAAGACTTCGTTCAAAGTTGCCAATTTTTCGTCCGAGGCATTTACCAACTCTTGAACATACAGCCCTCCTTGAGGCCCCATCTGTTGCAATTTGGCCAAAATCCCCTCATTTACTCCACGTTCTGCTAAAGTATTGAGGTTTGTTGCCCAATTATTTACCGCTTCTTGGTTCTTTTGCAAGTTAGCAATCATTTCATCGACACTAATAGCTGACTTCATTTGTATCTGATCAAACATGTTCGTAGTTGTCTCAAGTAATTCATTGTACTTAGTACGCATGTCATCGATTGCTTTTTGTTGGGCTTTAGACATACTTTCGTATGATATAACTTGTCGATTAGATCCATTTTCAGCAGCTGTTGCCATTGCCTCAGATGCCGCCTGTTGAACTTGAGAGGTTTTTTCGTACTCTGTTTGCAATTCCGTCTGAGTATTTTTCAGCTCAGTTTCTTTGTCATTAAGTTCTTGCAATTTCTCTTTACGAACACTATCGCTAACATTGGATTCTTCATTCCATTTATTCCGTTGTTCAGCTATCTGCTTCAGTTGCTCGCCAATTTCAGCACGCTTTTGTTCGATATCAAGCAGGTTCTTTTGGGATGCCTCCCATGTCGATTCTGCCTCCATCGCTGAAATACGAGCTTTGATTTGATCACTGTTGTGAGACAAAGAATCAGAGTTCTTATCATAGGCCAGATTTAAACCGCTAACTGAGGCATTCAAAGCATCAATCTTTTTCTTGAGATTTTTCTTGTCTGCTGCAGTTTTATTTGTTTTTTGAGAAAGTTGAACAATTTCATCAGCCAATTTTTGATAAGATTCTGTATTACCTTTTACAGATTCAAGATTTTTTTGACGTTCTTTTGCGCTTTGTTTAACAGAATCTGTTAATTGATCCGTACTCTTGACTAATTCCTCCTGTTCTGATTTGAGGCGTTTTGTTTCTTCACTTTCAGCAGTCAGCCATTGCCACAACCCTACTATTGCCCCAACAGCAAGACCTATACCAGCAACAACCCAACCAATCGGACCGGTCAAAGTTGTCAGCGCTGCTTTAAATGCCGTTATTGCAGCGGTTGCAGCGATAGTTGCAGCAGTCTGCAAACTGATAGCACCGGTCAAAACACCATAAAGCAATGTTGAAGCTGTTAGTGCTCCATTATTTGCCAGATTTGCAACCATTTGAGCCTTTGTTACTGATCCACAAGTAGCCTGTGCAGCAGTCATTAGATTGATGATTTGAACCGCTCCAGTCGCTGTTGTTTTGAATGTTTGCCAGGCATTGATTAAGTTTTTTGTCGCAGTTATGGTGTCATTAGCGACACGCATAGTTACTAATGCAACCGATAGACCATCAAGAACTGGCTTCAAAGATAAGATTACAGAAGTTCCAGCACTCAAAATACTGAACAAAGTTTGAAAAATAGGCGTACTAGCTTTAATAACATTGACAATTACACCAAAAGCGGCATTGATGATTACTTTCAATGCATCAAAGTTCTCAGCGATGGACTTGCCTGTTGCTGCTTGTGTCAAGTCGTCAAGTGCCTTGATAGTGTTAGCAACACCTTTAACGATTGCATTTTTTAAGTTTCCGAAAGAGGTCTGAATTCCTTTACTATTAGATTTCGCAAGCTCGGCAAAACCACCAACACCACCATTTAACTCAACCAATTTGCTTGAAAATTGGTCGAAAGTGATACGCCCCTCTTTTAATGCAGAATAGAAATCATTCTGAGCAGATTGGCCAGCGAAACCGAATGATTCAGCAGTCTTTTGCAAAGCATAAGGCATGGTTTCTTGCAATGTTTTCCATGATTGCATATCAACCTTACCAGCTGATAACATTTGGCTAAACTGTTGTAAACCACGGCTTGCATCTGCACTAGAAGATCCAGAAGCAAGAAAGGCATTATTAAGAGCAAGTGTCAAATCTGTTGATTTGTTTATGTCTCCAGTAATCGAGGTAAGGCGTTGAGCTGTACCAACTACTTCATTCAAAGTCGTAGGCAAGCCCTCAATACCTGCTGCAAGTTTCTTAGTTGAGCGCGTGACATCTTCTGTACTATGTCCCATCGCTTGCATCACTCTTGGATAACTTTCGAGGGTATCAAAACGCTGAATAGCACTTCCTAAAGCCTCGCCCAAAAGTTCAGCACCTTTAGCGGCAAGCTGGAAAACTGCACTACCTACCGCAAATTTCTTTAGGGAGCTACTTCCTCTATCACCTTTCTGTGCCGTTTTATCTAACTCATCGTTTAGAACTTTGACTTTATTACCATCTACGTCAACAACGATAGTAACTTTTCCATCAGCCATTATCTTCTCCCTCCTTTCCTAAACTATATTTAGCTTGTAATTTGCGCATTTTATTCTTATTCCCACCATATTCTGGTTTCCATGCTCTGATTTCTATAATCTGTTGCATGATTGTGTTGTCCGGTAAAGCATTCAAAAGCGCTTTAAATTCTGTCCATGTCAACTTGTTTTGAACTTGCAAAAGATTAATGCCATAAGCTTGCAAAAAACTAGCGTAAATGTATTCTGCATCTTGTTCAAAATCAATCAATTTTTCTTGTTCTTCTTCGTTTTTTGCCATCGGCATGGGATTACCTAGCAAATCATACTGAACAGTTTCTTTTTCGATTTCTAAAAAATGTTCTTTTATGTAAATCCAGCAATCCACAACCTCTTTGATGTTGTATAATTCTTGGCCAGTCAGCAAATGGACAATCAACTGTGCTTTTTCAAACTCTGTCAACTCTCCCTCTTTCAAGATTTCAAAGACATCAAGAACCTTATTAAAAGACAAGTCTATGTCATACTCTTTATCAGCAATAGAGAAACTTGTGATTAAGGCATCATTTAATTTCATAGACATATTTTTTACCTAGCTATTTCTTTTTATTCTTTTTGTGTTTCTTGTTGTTTTTGATTGGAGTGACTTTTCCCTTGTTTAAATAGTGACTAGCACGCTCTTTCACTACCGCTTTATGTTCCTTAGCAAGTTCTTCTAACTTGTCATGCAACATGATTGAGGCTTGTTCTAGAGCGTTTTTTAGGGCATTATAATCTGGATATACAGAATAAAGCTTGTCAAAAGTACCATCCCCAAAAACAAGATCGTATTGAATTTCAAGCTGTTTCTTCTCTAGTTCAATAGCGCCAGTAACTACTTCTTTAGTCACTCCATCACGCTCAATTTTGTTATCAATATTTGCAGTTACCACATACAATTCATACTGGACAAGGCGACGTTGGAGTTCTTCTTCCATGTCATAAAAGCGAATCAAGCTCTCTTGACTTGTATCAAACCATAGCTCTACCTCGCCGATTTTTACTGGAAATCCTGTACGTTTTAGTTCAATCTGAATATCTGTCATGTCTCTACTCCTTTTTCTTGTTAAAAAAGGGCAAGGCTTAAATGCCCGCCCTTATCAAAAGCTATTAACCAATGCCAGTTTCTTTTGGCGTTGAGTTATAAGAAAGTTTACATCCGAATGCTTCATAGTCAGAGGCAGCGCCAGAGCCAGCTTTGATTTCTGTCGCAGTCGCAACTCCTACCCATTGCTTTTTGTTATCGGAAGATACGACTTTGTGCCATAGCTTACGATCATCCCCTGTTTTGTACTTCATGCCAGCAATGAGGGCTTGAGCCTTATCGTCTGGGTCATAAGTTCCCTCGAATGTGTAAGCACCTTTAACGCTGATTACTGTTGTTTCTTCAACTCCATCGCCATCATAGTATGCTTGGTCATCTGTTTTCTCGTCTGTGTCATCTGATACATCTGAGATCCATTTTGCAAGTTCCAACCATGTTTCACTTGTTGATGGTTCAGTTCCTCCGTTGTATGGAGCTACAAAATGGCCACGTAGGGCGTTTTTTTGTCTTGTCATTGTTTATTCCTCTCTATTACGATTTTTGCCACAATTTCGATTGTGTAATAATAATAGCCTTGCTCATCCTTTCCTTTCATGGCAGGGCGGCTGACTTCCATTCCCATATATTCATAGGAATTATTGTCACTTGGCAAAGCTAAGTCTATCTTTGATAGTTCTGATGTTACTAACCAGATAGTGTCATTAGCTACTGAGTTCTTTTTTGCCTTCACAGCAATTTCAAATGGCAAAGAAATCTCTTGTGTGCCATCCATATAGCCTCTATCCACTTTTCCACCAGGTATCTGATTGATAACAAGGTCATCTTTGTCATCCTCAAAATAATCAAAGCGTGGTTCAACTGGTAAATTTAAAGTCTTGATATGCTTTAAAAGTACATTTTGAAAGTCATTCTCTCGCATCAAAGCCCCATTCCTTTCACAAAAGCTCTAGCCCATTCTTCAGCATGATTGTTAGTAGCAACTTGATCCCATCGTTTTCCTGTACCCGGAGTAGTATATCTCCTAAAGGTGACAATGCCGTTTGAACCGTAAAATTGCGCTCTAGCATAAACTGTTCCATAGACAACAGCATCACCCTGTCCAACGATTCGGCCAGAAGCTCTTAAGTCTCCACCTCTCAAGGGGATATATTGCTCATTGTCTAGCAAGATTTTGCTAGCAACTGCAACCTTTCCTCTTGTCATGGATTCGCTCGAAAGTTTCTGTTTGGCTTTCTGCAAGTCAACTTTAATGGCAATACTCATTAGATCACCTCAATTTCTTGACTGAATATCTCACCATCATAATAGTTAGTTTGAAATCCATTAATTGTGTAATCTCCTATCCCATCGTTTACTTTTGCACCCATCCAACTGTTATCAACTGTCACAAAAGATAGTGAGGGATAGAGGTATATAACCCCTTGTTTTTGCCTTGATTTTGAATTCCCTGTACCAGATTTTGAGTTACGATTATCAGATGACCCCACTGATCTATCAAAACGTACATTTTTAATAGTCAATGGCTCTGAATATACTTCATCCCCATAATCGTTTTTGTCAGTCACTTTCTTTATGGTTATGACATCCTTTAACAAACGCTTGTCAATCCCTTTTAATAGTCGCTTATCGATCATAGGCAACTCCAACAACTAGGCTAAAGCCAGCTTGTTTCAAAGCATTTTCAGCATCCATAGACAAATTGAATCGCTGACCTGCTGAGGTGCTTTGTGAGGTGCTATAAGAGATTGATGTACGGCCAATAGAAACGCTATTAGCTAGTTGTTTGTCATCAGCAGACATAATACCAGAGGCATCGAGATAGGCGATTTGGAAAGCCATAGCAAGCTTTACAGCATTCTTTCGATAGGCAATTTCTTTTTCAAAATCAATACCTTTCTGATAAATACCGTTAGTGTATAGGTCAATCGCTATCTTTGCCCGTTTTGCCAATTTTTTAAATTCGGTAACTTCATCAAAACCTAGCTCATTGAACTCCTCTTGTGTTAAATAAGTCATGCGTAACCTCC